GCCAGAGTCATAAATGTCTTGCAATTGGTCTCACAAGGTTTAGATTTATACGAAGCCTTAAATGAAACAATGGGAATGCCTTCAAAAGAAGAGTTTAATCAAATTGTGAAGGACATGCAGGAGAGTGAATTTGCTAATGGAGGCATAGCAACAATAGGAGTTTAAATGGGTAGTAGAACACAAAGAACATCGGGAGTATCTCCAGGAGAATCAAAAGCAAGAACAGGAGCTGCTGTAGGTCCTGGATCTATTTCTGGTTTACCAAGAAATGTTGCAAATGAAGTTTTAAGTAGAGCAGAGAGATTAAGAGGAGATAATTTAACTCCTGAAACAGTAAGAATAGCTTCTGAGTTTTTAGGTCTTCCTGATAGAAGTGGACCTGGAATGAAAATGTTTGCATTACCTCCATCGGTAAGAGATAAAGATATTTTAACAGAATTTATGGAAAAAACTGATGGACCTCCGTCAATGACAATTCCACAATTACCAAACACTCCACCTCCCGGTTATGAGTTTAGTCCAAATTTACCAAACACATTGCCTCCAGGATTTGAACCAGAAGAAATTTTTCCTAACACACCACCTCCCGGAACATCAGAAAAGAATATGATGCCTATGCCGTTTCGTCGTGGTCTTCTTCCTGAAATTGCTACAGGAAGATTAGAGCCACTTTTAGAAATTCAAAGAGCTCCAGGAGGATTAAGCAGTTTAATTATTCAAGATTTAATAGATAGAGGATTATTAGATGGGTAGTAAAACAGCAACACAATCAAGAAACGCACAAAGACAAGCAGACACCGCTGAGTTAATGTCAAACATCATGACCGGTGGTGAGATTTCAAAAAAGAGAGAAGCAGAATTACAAAAAGCTGCAAACTATGGTAGAGGCATACAATTTATTCCAGGCTCTCCTACAGTTAAAGGATTGACACAAATTGATCCTGTTACAGGAGAAAAGAAACCTGTTTTCAGAACAGGAGCAACCGCTGCGGATTACACAGGAAGAATCGTTGCTAGTGCTCCGACACTAAGTGAACTTGCAGGAGATGCAAGTCGAGCTCTTTTTGGTGGCACCGCAGATAAACAAGTTTTTACTTTACCCACATCAAGACCAGGAACACCCACGATGGACTTTGCAAACATGGTACCCGACCCACAAAGAAGTGAAGGTATTATTCCTGCTTTGGTTAATACAGGAGGTATTACAGGTTTAGTTGTGAATGCACTAAAAGATTTATATTCATCAGGAACAGGCAAGGTAAGAGATTTTTTATTACCTCCCGGACAACCGCAACCTGATCCATTTTCAAGTGGAGCGGATGCTACGGGTGGGGCTTTTGTTTTACCTGAGTCTTTAGTTCCTCAAAATATTGAAAGAGAGGACATAGCTCCTGTTGATAAAAGAGCAAGACTCAAAGAATTAATTGAAAGAGATGTGGCGCCTGGATCATCAGAATTAAATGTTGATGAAATGACAGATCAAGAAGTAGATTTAAGATTACAGTCTTATGGTGAGCCTCTTGCGATGGGTGGATTAATACCACCAGAAAGCGGTCCACAATCAGAAGGAATTGAATCTTTATTCAAAAACAAGTAAGGTTATTAAATGTCATTAATAGATAAAGCATTACCTAATGTAAAAAAGAAAACTGTAGAACTTCCTGGTCAAGATAAAATTACAGAAGTTTTAGCTCAAGAATTAAACAGAGAGCAAGAACAATCAGAAGATATTGAAGTAATTGAAACTGATGAAGGTGGGGCAGAAATATCTTTCGATCCCTCTCAAGCAATCAAAGAGGGAAGTGAAAATCATTTTGCAAATCTAGCAGAATATTTAGAAGACGATGTGTTGATGCCTTTGGGCAGTGAGCTCAAAAATATGTTTTTAGATTACAAATCATCTAGAGGTGATTGGGAGCAAACTTACACAAAAGGTTTAGATCTTTTAGGTTTTAAATATGAAGATCGAGGCGAACCATTTCAAGGCGCAAGTGGTGCAACACACCCAGTCCTTGCAGAAGCAGTTACACAATTTCAATCACTAGCTTATAAAGAATTATTACCGGCTGACGGTCCGGTTCGAACTCAAATCATGGGAGCTCCAAGCACCGCGAAAGAACAACAAAGCGAACGTGTCAAAGAATTCATGAACTATCAGCTCATGTCAGAAATGAAAGAGTATGAGCAAGAGTTCGATCAAATGCTTTTCTATCTTCCTCTCTCAGGCTCGACATTTAAAAAAGTGTACTATGATGAATTATTAGGTCGAGCCGTCTCAAAGTTTGTTCCTGCAGATGATTTACTGGTTCCGTATTCTGCAACTAGTTTAGAAGATGCAGATGCTATAATTCACAAAATAAATATTTCTGAAAACGATTTACGCAAACAACAAGTCGGTGGCTTCTATCGAGATATTGAAGTATCCGAAGCTTCTGCAGAAGATGATGAGATTGCAGATAAAGAACGAGAACTAGAAGGTATTCGTAGATCAGACAAATCTCCAGATATGTATACTTTGTTGGAGTGTCATGTTGATTTAGACTTAGAGGGTTTTCAAGACACTAATCCTGAAACAGGAGAAGCAACTGAAATTAAACTTCCATATATTGTAACGATTGAAGAGGGTAGCCGAGAAGTTTTATCAATACGTCGAAACTACGAAGCAACAGATCCTAAGAAGAGAAGAATTAATTATTTTACACATTTCAAGTTTTTACCAGGTCTAGGTTTTTATGGCTTTGGTTTAATTCATATGATTGGTGGATTATCGAGAACTGCAACAGCAGCCCTACGTCAACTTTTAGATGCAGGGACTCTTTCTAATCTACCCTCGGGTTTTAAAACGAGAGGCATCAGAGTACGAGATGAAGCACAGTCGATACGACCAGGAGAATTTAGAGACGTCGATGCTCCAGGTGGTAATCTTCGTGAATCATTTATGCCCCTTCCTTTTAAAGAACCGTCTGCAACACTATTGCAGCTCATGGGTATAGTGGTGCAGGCGGGCCAACGATTCGCGTCTATCGCTGATATGCAAGTGGGCGATGGCAATCAAGGCGCTGCCGTAGGAACTACAGTTGCATTACTAGAGCGTGGCTCACGCGTGATGTCGGCTATACATAAAAGATTATACAACTCATTGAAAAATGAATTTAAACAACTGGTTAGAATTTTCTCTTTATACTTACCACCGGAGTATCCTTATGATGTCGTCGGTGGACAACGCATGGTTAAGAAAACAGATTTTGATGACAGGATTGATATTCTTCCTGTAGCAGATCCTAATATTTTTTCACAAACACAAAGAATTAGTTTAGCTCAAACACAATTACAATTAGCTCAAACAAATCCAAAAATACATAATTTGTATCAAGCGTATCGTAGTATGTATGAAGCTATTGGAGTTAAAAACGTCGATTTAATTTTACCTCCACCACAACCACCACAACCCATGGACCCAAGCATGGAACACATACAATCTATGGCCGGAAAAAAATTTCAAGCTTTCCCTAAGCAAGATCACAAAGCACATATTGATGCTCATTTAAATTTTATGGGCACCAGTATGGTAAGAAACAATCCTACAATTATGTCTTTGGTGCAAAAAAATATACTAGAGCACATTTCTTTGATGGCTCAAGAACAAATTCAACTAGAATTTAAGGACGAGATTGCGCAGTTACAACAAATGCAGGCTCAAATGCAACAACAAGCGATGACCGGCATGCCTCCACAACCAAATCCAATGATGGAACAGCTTCAAATCACTATTGAATCAAGAAAATCTAAGTTAATTGCAGAGATGACCAAAGATTTCATGGAAGAAGAACGCAAAATTAACTCTGCAGAGGACGTTGACCCACTAATTAAGCTAAAATCAAGAGAAGTAGACCTTCGTGCCATGGAAAATGAGCGCAAAAAAGAGGAAGGCGAGCAAAAATTAGAGATAGAACGTGCAAAATTGGTTCAAGATCAAGTAAAGTTTGATGAAAAAATGGAACAAAACGACGAACATCAGTCTTTACGTGCTGGTGTCTCTCTAGCCAAGTCAGGTATCTCACAAATGAAGGTTATGAGTGGAAATAAATCCTAAAAAAGGATAAAATTACAACAAAGGAGCTAAAGATCATGAAAAGTATGAGCAAAAGACCTATTGATCATCAAACATTTGTTGATAAAGATGGTCACAAAAAAGGAGGAGTTGAAATTGAAACAACAAATCCTACAGATACTCAGGTAGAAAAAGTTGGCGGACAAAAACGAATGCTTCCTGAGAAAAAACGTAGTGCCAAGTGGTACTAATTTAGAAAAGGAGGATATCATGATGATATTTGGATGGAACCCTATGCAAAAGTGGAAAAAGCTTAACAAAAAGGGAAAACTATTCGTAGTTGCTGTTGCAATAATCGCTGTAGTGGCAATCGTTAAAGGTATTTAATAATGTTATCTAAACTATTAGGCGGATCTTTAGTAGACACTGTCGGTAAAGTTATCGACAGTGTCCACACTTCAGAAGAGGAAAAGCTTGCCGCAAGAAATAAATTAAAAGAATTAGAAAATCAGATTAATTCCAAACAAATGGATATTAATTTAGCTGACGCTAAATCTACAGCTACAGGCTTTGGTGGTATGATGCAGCGGTCGTGGAGGCCCCTTATCGGGATGTCCTGTGCCTTAGCGATATTGTGGGAATTTGTATTAAAACAATTTATCGTTTTCATTTTAGCTGCTTTCAGCATTCAACATAACCCGCTTCCAGAGCTTGACATGTCGACTTTATTCCCGCTCGTCACGGCCTTGCTCGGAATGTCCGGCCTCCGCTCTTGGGAAAAAAGTAAGAAGATTGCGAAATGACAATCTGCATAAAATGTCAGTGTGCTTGTCATTGTGATACATCTTGTATTTGGTGTGGCTGTGTAGGATGCACTCATGAAGAAACAAAAAGTTAACACCAATATTGACCATGTAGTTAAAAAGACTACAATAGGTCATGGTAGAATAGGTACATCTACCATGAATAAACATAAGCGACGAAGCTTTAAACCATATAGGGGGCAAGGATGAAAAAGAAATTTCCAGATTTAAGTGGTGACGGTAAAGTCACCAAAAAAGACATTCTCATGGGTAGAGGTGTTATTAAGAAAAAAACCATGAAGAAAAAGAAAAAGAAAAAGAAAAAATAATGGTTGTTCCTCTTTTACCTATTGCTGCCCAGATTGCTAGAGTTATAGCAACAAAGGGCATTAGAGCTGCAGTTAAAAAATTTGGCAAAGATGTAATTAAAAAAAATGCCGACAACATTCCTCAATTAGTTCGAGCTAAAAATATAAAAGAGGGTGCTAAAATTGGTGAACAATACAGGAAAACGAGACTTCCTCGTGGTAAAAAAATAAAAGACACAGCAGATCAAGCAGCAAAATCAAAAAAAGATGCAAACTATAAAAAATATTTAAGAAACGTACAAAAGAGAAAAAATGAAATTGAAAGAGGAGAAATTCCAGATCGTATGTCCGTCTTGGGAAGAAGAGGTTATAACTTTTCTAAAGGTGGTAAAGTAGGAAAATCTAGAAAAGGGTATGGTTGCACAATGAAAGGTAGAGGGTAATGGGTAAATTATGTCCAAGAGGTAAAGCCGCAGCAAAGCGGAAATTTAAAGTCTATCCCAGCGCGTATGCAAATATGTATGCGAGCGCAGTGTGTAGTGGTAAAGTAACACCTGGTGGTAAGAAAAATAAAAAAGCCGATGGTGGTATGATCTCTAGTAATCAATTATCTCAAGATAGAAAAAAAGTTTCTAGCTATGGTCAAGGTGGTATTGCTAAAGGTTGCGGTGCTGTCATGAAAAAGAAAAGAAAAAAAACTAAAAAATATTAATGGCTAAAAAAGGATTAAGAGCATGGGTAAAAGAAAATTGGGTAGACATAGCCAATAAAAAATCTGATGGTTCTTATCCTAAGTGTGGTCGCAGTGGTGGAGAGAAAAGAAAAAACTATCCTAAATGTGTCCCTATAGCAAAAGCAAGAGCTATGTCCAAAGGACAAAAAGCAGGAGCTGTGAGAAGAAAACAAGCAAAAGCTAACACAGGGCCAACACCCTCAAGAGCTGCAACCTTTGCACCCAAAAGAAAAAAGATGTCTATGGGTGGTATGGTGTGAGAAAAGCAGACAAACAACCACCTAAAACAAAAAAGTATTTTCGTTCCACGAAGAGTGGAGCAGGTATGACAAAGGCTGGAGTTGATCGTTATCGACGAGAAAACCCTGGTTCCAAGTTAAAAACAGCAGTTACCGGAAAAGTAAAACCAGGTAGCAAAGCTGCAAAGAGAAGAAAGTCTTTCTGTGCTAGAAGCGCAGGTCAAATGAAAAAGTTTCCTAAAGCGGCTAAAGATCCAAATTCAAGATTAAGGCAGGCTAGGAGAAGGTGGAGATGTTAAATGGGAAAGTGGTTTCTTTATTTAATAAGTTGTCTCATACTGACTCTAACAATAGTTATCGGCGGTACAAAAAATTTTTACGCTGAGACAAATACCGTGTCGAGTACGGTAGTAAACAATACACCCCCAACAGCAAATGCACCCGTTCTACCCAATTCAAATAGTGATATTTGTAAAGTCGGTGTGGGAGGTGCAGTTCAAAATAATGTCTTAGGTATTGCTACAGGCGTTCTTATAGACGACGAGCTGTGTCAGCTTCTAAAATTATCTCGCTCACAATACGCATTTGGCATGAAAGTCTCGGCGGTGGCTCTTCTTTGTCAGGACCCTCGTGTTTGGACAAGTATGATGGATGCCGGGACCCCGTGTCCTGTAAACGGACTCATCGGTGCGGAAGCTGCTGCATATTGGGAAGCAAATCCAGATAAGATTCCAGACGGCAGTAGATACAAACCAGAATATATTGCTGCCAATAAACCAGAACCAAAGGAGTTTAGTGATGCACAAAATGCTGCTCTGTTTAAAACTTTGTTTGTTATTACTACTGGTCTCCTCTTATTCTAAAGC